ATCCATATCTATATCTGCTGCTTTACCTTCGCAATGCTGTGACCTTAAACTTCCACCTATATAATGATTGAGAACCTTACTTCTATAGCCACTAGAAATAATGATAGGACCAAACTTCATTCTGATTGGTTCTAATACTCTTTCACAAAGTATCTTGATATTCTCTATGTGTTCAGGAGTTGGTTGGTTAGATACACCATGTCTTTTAGCTGATTCGCTACGAGTAAATTCTGCTAGATTAAAGTGTGCTGTAATTTGCATGATACACTAAATTAGAACTTTTTTCTAAACTGCTTTTTTATGAAGCCGTACATCTGCATTCCTAACCAAACAATAGTCATCAAATAAACTATGGTTTGTAATAGTGGATTCAACACTACTATTTCTAAAATATTTAGCCATGATATAGCCATTGTTACTAATCCAAAAGGAGTTAAATCGCTATCTAATTGGTCAAAATTGCTCATTATATCTGTTATTTCTTATTAAAAATTGACGTTACAACACTAGCTGACAATAAAGTCGCTGAATACATAAGTAAAGAATCAAAAGCAAGTTGTGGTAATAACGCTGTAAATATGCCAATTATTGCACATAACAAAGAAAATATACCAGCCACTCTTTTTGAGCTTACTTCACTACCACTTGAGAACATATCCTTAAAAAACTTCATCATTTTTTTCCTATTTTAAAATATAAGCTACCTGAGTATCCTATATTATTATTTTTATTAATATTTACATTAAGCCCTATTAGAGCCTTATTTTTGGCATTTAACATCAAACCAGGACTTAGTACTTCCAAGCCATTAGAAGGGCTAAAATCGCCTCTAAAGCCCCAATAAAGGGTATTCTTAGCTTTTTCAGCATAAAACTCCTTTACGAGTATGGTTTTTTCCTTGATTTGAGCTGTAAAAGACCTTGATTTGATGCTATTTTGTGAAATAGTATCTTCTATGACAAAGGTATTGGAATCTTGTCTAATAGTGTCAGAATAGGCTTTTATGGTGTTATAATCACTTAAAACAAAGACAGTATCATGTACGTAATTCTGTACAGAATCTAGTACAATATAAGGAATCGAGTCTCCTTTCATCCACCTGGTGGTCACGTTGGTTCTATAAATCGTGTCATGAATCTCTTTAATCTTGTTGTAGTTCCTTAGATCACTAAAGTCATACTTAACGTCTGACTTATGCGTATATTCATATAGGTATACGCATCCAAAGAAGCTAACAATAATGATTAAATAATCCTTAACAGTCCTCATTATGCCTATGGATTAGAGAATGGTAACGGAAGTACAACAATAGGTGGATTAACTTGATTCTCTATTTGTTGGTCTAAATTAAGGTCTAAAGCCTCTACATCTATTGAAGCATCTAACCAACCACAAACAATGTCATAGGTTAAGTCCTCGTAAGGGATAAAGTTAGCAACATCATCCTTTGAGAATGATTGGCTTCCGTAAACCGAAGCAAAGTATTCTACTCCGTTAATTGTTTCTTTAGCTATGCGCGACCAATGAGCAACAACAACAAAGTCAGTTAAATCACCATCTTGTGGAACGCAGTCTAATTGATTGATGTAAAAATATTTCATACTATTTTAAATTTTATATTTCCAAATACATTTTTTATGTGTTTTACCTAAGCCATTGCAACATTTCCATATATTGCTTTCATTATATCCATTTTTAGCACATTCTTTCTTAGAAGACCATTCTTTTATAAAATTACCATCTAAGTCATATTGTAAAATAGGTCTTTTATATCTTGATTCAGATATTTTTCTTTTTCTTTCTTCGCTATATTTTTGACCATAATTAGCACTATTTACACCAGAATATTTTAACCTTTTATACAACTTCTGTTCTTCGGTTCTTTTCTTACCTGTATTAGCTAAAGATATTTTTCTTTTCATTTCTTCAGTAACCACTCTATTTTTTGAATTTGTATTTCCCTTTTGAGAATTACTCATTTTTTGTCTTGCAGCATCTGATAATTTATAACCATCAAATCCTTCGCCTCCGTTAGTTAAATTACAAAGCGTACCTGTTTTCAAGTCCCTTCTACCATATAATGATATAAACTCTCTTTCTTTGGCTTGTGCTTCCTCCCAAGTCAAATCTTCAATTAGAATTTCAACTTCAAATTCAGTCTTATTTGTAATCCTTTTCCATTGAGTACTTCTATCGTATGTGGAATATGCTCTCTTATATTCATCATTAGTATTGCTTATGCCAATATAAAAAGGCATATTTGTATCAATTCTTATATGTCTATAAACGTATGCCATTATTTGCTTTCCAAAGATACGATTCTTGCTTCTAAATTTTTGATAATTTGGGTTTGTTCTTGAATTGCTTTAATTAACATTGGTACAAATACTGAATATTTAACAGTTTTAATTGTTTCATCAGTTCCCATTACTTTATCATTTGAAATCATATTAGGAAATATTTGCTCTAATTCTTGCGCAATAACTCCTAATTGTTTGGTTTTATTTTCATCATCTATTAGATTATAGTTTCTAATCTTAACTTTTAATAAATCATCAAGTTTAGGAGTAGTATCTATTATATTTTCTTTTAATGAAATATCCGATATTGCTCCATAACTATTATTCGTGTTTCTTACATCACCATTATTTAATACATAAAACCTTGCACTTGTACCATTATCTGCAAAAAAATGATAACCAATACCAGAAGAAGAAGATAAAAAGTTTGCATCTCCACCACCACTTGATACTGCTAAAATTCCACCACTTGCACCATTATCTACTTTTAATTTATATGCAGCTGTTCCGCTTGTAGCACCAATTAAAACTAAACCCCCCGATGTGATTCTCATTCGTTCGGTTTCGTTTGTTTCAAAAACCAAAGGAACTGCACCAGTTGTAGAAACTGCTGCATAACCACTTGTAGCTAACATTGTTAAATATCTTGTTCCACCATATCCCATTGTTAAAAATCCACTTGTAGTGCCGTTTATATGAAGGACTGTACCATTTGTAATACTTAAAGGACTACTCGTTCCGATACCAACGTTACCACCGCTTGTGATACGCATTTTTTCACTACCATTTGTAGAGAAATATAATAGATTACTTGAACCACTTACAAATAAACCATTATTAGTAAATGATGTACCACCTGCACCTATCCATACTACACTATTATCTCCACCTAATCCACCTTGTTCACTATATCCACCATTAAATTGCACCGCTACTGAATTAGCTGAATTACCAAGAATACTTAATCTTTGAGCAGGTGATGTCGTTCCAATTCCAATGTTACCACCTGTAGTAATTCTTAATCTTTCACTACCTCCAACATTAAAAGCTATTGGCAAATAAGCACCACTTGCTCCATAAGTTGCATCAAAGCCTACTACACTACCACTATTACCAATACCTAAAAATGATTCTGTTCCATTACTTGAATATATTGACAAACCACCATAAAGTTGAGTACTTGTTTGTTTTATAGCAGCAATACTATATGTTGTAATAGCACTATTTACACTTACAGTGCTTGAAAACGTTGCACTTGTACCACTTAAAGCACCAGTAAGAGTACCACCAGTTAAAGGTAGGTAAGCAGATAGGTCGCTTGTAAGGGCAACTGTACCACTTGCATCTGGGAATGTGTATGTTCTATTTGCAGCATTATTTGAAAAAGCTAATGTTTGAGTAAAACTTGAACCAGAAACATTATCCCTTCTTACATTTATTGTACTTGTTGTACCACTTCTTTGAACACTAAAAGACTGTGCATTTGCAAAAATAGCAGCAGATCCTGTATCACTAAAAGAAAGCCCATTGTTTATTGAAGCATTACCATTAAAAGTAACTATTCCTCCTGAATTAAAAGATGTTAACCCACTTGAAGATAATCCATTTGAAAATGTTTTTTCGCCACTAATTGTTTGAGCAGTTGCTAATGTAACGTAACCAGATAAATCACTTGTCAAAGCTAAAGTACCACTTGCACCAGGAAATGTGTAAGAATAATTTGCTGCATCATTAAAAAGTAAATTACTTGCAAATCCTGTACTAAATAAGTAACTAAGAGTTTGAGTACTTGATGCTTTTGTTATCGTAAAACTTGTGTATAAAGTAGAGCCAATTACATTATTTCTAATAAATAAACCGCTATTTATATTTACTGAATTATTAAAATCAACTGCACCATTAAATAATTTATCTCCTGTAAATGTCTGGCTTCCTTCTAAAAGTGCTAAAGTACCTGATAGGTCTGGTAGAGTATATGTTCTTGATGTATTTGTAGCCCAAGCAGAAAAATCAAAAGTAAATGCCTTTAAGTTACCAGCAGTAGCTTCTTGTGCCATTGTAAATTTACCAGCTAAAGAAGATAAAACAGAATATCCTGTTGAAAAAACAGAACCGCTTGGTAATATTTTAACATTTAAACTTGTTTCTCCAAATACATTATTTGCAGTTAAGTTATTTAAACCTAAATTAACCGAACCTGTTGCTCCTGTATAAGGAACGTATGAACTAAGATCACTTGTTAAAGCGATTGTTCCTGTTGCATCTGGAAATGTATATGAATTATTATTTAAACCAAAGTATAAATTATTAGTATAGTTTGTTGAAAAAGGTCTTGTTATTATTGATATACCTTCACTATTTCCACCAATACCTGTATATAAATTACTTGTAATATTTGGCATTACATCATTTAAAAAACCAATACCAGAATTTGCAGTTATAGGATTATCAAATACTTTAGCACCTGCTATTGTTTGCGCTCCTGTTGTTATTAAACCCCTATTAGAAGCACTTGCGCTTGGTAGGTTAAAAGTATGCGTATCGCCACTTGAAACGATATTAAAGTCAGTTCCGCTTGTTCCTGTGGTTAAATATTGTGATTGGTCAGTTAAGTTATTTAAAGAAGTTAAACCATTTGAGAAAGTAGTAACTATTTGACAAAGCCTATTATCTTCAGTATAAAGAGTTACAGTCTTTGAAGCTACGTTTGCAAATACTCTAACCGCTAACCTATCCGTAACCGCCATAGCCGATAAAGGCATAGCCACACTTGTAAAGTAAGCATCAACTGTTGTTGTGTTTGTTAATTGCTCTGGAGTAGCTACGTTGGTCGCTAATAAAGTAAATGTAGAACCATTGTACTTGTAAATCTCAACATAGAAAGAAGCCAATGCACCACTTGATGCACTTACACTCATAAAGAACTCAACGTTCCAGTTACCACTCGGAATTGACACCACATCTGGGTCATTAGCATCAGTAATAAATTGAGCAATCAAACCATCACTTGAAGTTGAAAAGTTAGTTCCTGTACCTACTATTGCGTTCCTACTCATTTGGTAATAAGTAGAACCACCAAAAGTGCCTTGATTGACACTTCCGTTTAAATAATAAGAAACCGAGCTACCACCACCACTTGAAGTAGGGAAAATAGCCAAAGTACCATCACCTCTCACATATTGATTTGCAGCACCATCTAAAGCGGTTATTACCCCACTATTAGCCACTACTGGACCTTGTATATCCCTAATCTTCGCTTCTCCTGATACCTGTAATTGTGAACTCATTTATATATAAATTTTAACTATTATTTTGCAATTATTCTAACAAACTCATCAGCCTCTAAAGCTCTGCCAAAGGTAACAACTCCTGTCGAAGCGTTAAATGTAACATTGTCGCCTGTAGGTACACCTGATGTTAATATACTTCTAACCTCTATTCCACCTCTTGTAACTGATAAACAAGTAGAACCAATTTGAGTTGAGAAAGTGATTGTAGTTTCACCACCGAATGCAGTATATTGTTGCATAGTTACGTTTGAGCTTTCTATTACTACTCCTGTAGGTATAACTTGTGTACCTGTAACTGTGTAAGGACCTGTACCTTGTAAAGACACACTATAAGTAGATGCACCTTCAACTGGACCACTCATATCTAAATTAACAATATTAGCAAGACCTGTAAAGACGCTATAACCTAAAGTTCCTGAACCACTACCATTATCATTATCAATTTGAAACTTAACTATGATTTGTTCCTTAGTTTGTAGTTTATTAAGCAAGAATAAGTAAGAATAGTCACTAAGGGCTATAAAACCATCAGCAGAGATATTCCAGCTTATTTGAGAGCCTAAGAACTCCTTATATGACGCACTATTTGTAGTAGTCACTTCAACCTGATCTACACTTGTGCTAAAAGTACAGTTAGTTGATGCACCAAAAGGCACACCTAAAGAAATATTAGTTGTAGTTATACCAGGATTAGTTGACTGAGTATATAAGGTTATTTCATTGGTTGTAGTTCCTAAGTAGTTTACCTCTATGACAATTCTATCTGTAATAGCTAAGACAGTATTAGTTACTGTCATATTAGTATTATATACAATCTTACTTAAAGATGTTAGGGTAGTTTCATCTGAAGTAGCTAATAAGGTAGCTGTTCCACTAGCATATTTGTATAGCTTATATTGTACTTTAGCACCTGCAAAGGCAGTAGCTATAGAATAATAAGCTGAAATACTCCAAGTACCAGCAGTTATTTCTGTAATACTAGGATCACCAGCATCTGTTATAAAAGAAGCTATTACTCCTGCTCCTGTTTTAGTAAAGTTGGTAGAAGTACCAATAATGTCTTCAGTACTTAACTCTTTACAAGCAAAACCATTTACAGTTATTCCTTGACTAACAGAACCATTAAAATAATATTGTTTGTTTGAATCGTATTTGTATAATACTATATTAGTTCCATTTATTACTGATGCCATTATTTCCTAGTATTTAAATTTTTGAATATATCTATTTCTATAGTTGTGCCATTGTAGTTAATCTTCTTTAATACTGACTCTTGAACTCCTTGTTTTAAATCCCATTTAAAAGACTTTAATAAGTATGTATAAGTGTTAGCACCATCAAAAGAATATGTAAACTTGCTATCTAACCAATATCCTATGCTTTTAAACTGACCTTCTATTACTGTTTGAGTCTTTACTTGGTCGATACCAATGTCCTCAGCAACTAATGTAAATAACTCTTTTATGCCTGATGTATTTCTTCCAAATTGATTAGCAAATCCACTATTGTTACTTGTAGTATACATACCTACATAAGAAGAGGCTGCTACGTCTTTAGGCTCATTTGCAACCCTAGCAACAGAATCAGTATTCTTAAATATATCATTATACATAAACCCTAGAGAGAAGTTTTCTCCCTCTTCAGGCTTAAATTGAGAATCTATGCTACCAATCTCTCTATAAGAATCATAATTATAAATTTGAGATACAGGACCTACATTCTGAACTAAGAAATAGTAAAGTTCTAAAAATGGATCTACGCCTGTTTCTAATGGTCTATAAATTATGAAGTCAATAGAACCATCAATAGGCACTAATACTTGCTTAGGGAATCCTACAGGATAATCATTAAGATATACTGTAGTTGTTGTAAACTCACCACTATTATTAAGGTATTGTGCAGCAGAGTTATCAGAAGGTATAATCCTAACCCAATATCTAGCCGTACAGTTAAATTTATAATCTGACCATCTTACGTTTAAATAATCACCAGCTTTTACATCATTACCAAAAGACCTAACTGCTCTATTGGTTTCACCAGAATTTGTGGTAGTATCTGTTGTAAATAACCCACCATTTGTAGGGTCAAGTTTTGAAACTACCATACCTGTTTCAATCCAAGCATCCACATTGTTAGTACCTGACCAAGATAAAAACCAACCATTGGCTGCAAGTTGCTTAACATTATAAATTGGACTAAATTGAGTATAAGACTTTTGAGCTCTATTAAAGCTTACCATTAGTGATTGTCCTATTTGCTTAAAGTTATCAGTTGCATCTATAGCAACTGAAATTGTATTATCTACTGTTTGTGTAGATTGATAAACCCCTGAACTATTATAAACATAATAAGCTATGCTAGTTTCTCTAGTTAAAGCACCATAACAAGTTAAATACCACTTATCTTCCTTATAAAAGCATTCCCAACCAAATCTATTACATATATATTCCAATATGTCATAGTAGTTTAAATACTCTCCATATTGCTCCATTAAGTAGTTTTTCTTTAGGTACATATTTTCTATGTTCCTCGAAGGTATGTTTGCTGTCTTATAGTATTCATTAATCCAAACATCAAATGTAAATTCGGTCTTTGAGAAACAGTCAATAATCAAGTCTTTTAAACTTACTTGATCCTCTGAATTAAAGCCTATGCCAAATGTTACATTGGAATAATATTTTTTATTCTTAGTCCTAGCTAAACCATCAACAAAGGACAATGATAAACTATTAAGGTTTACAGGAGAATATTGTACGCTGTCTACAGGTATAAAAAACCCTCTCCATATTACAGTACCCCATGTGTAAGAACCATTATAAGTTCCTTTTGTAACAACTATCATGAAGTCATTATCATCAGCAGTAAAGAAATCCTGTAATAATTCGGAATAATTAGTGCTTTGAAATTCGTTCTTTACTATATTTAAAGTTGCCCTTGTGGCAAGTAATGGCGTATAGGCATTCCCATCTGTATCTATAGTTTCTATGATAAAAGGACTATTAGATGCGGTTAATGGGTATATAGTTGCGCTAGAATAGCCGTCTTTGTAAATCTGAGCCCTATAGGTGACGTTTGTATCACCAGGCTTGGCATATACATCATCAAATATAATCTCGTATTTTGGGTTTATAAATGCCATTAGAAAGTATTATTATTTGTTCTACCTGCTTTATTCATTAATATTAATAAATCGTTACCGCTTATTCTAGCTTCTAAAGTTCCACCGCCTTCACCCATAAGTGATTTAAGCTTATCTAAAGGTGCTACAACCTCAGGGTTTCTACTAGCACCAGGATATTCTCCCATTAAGCCTAATGTAGGTCCTGATATGATGCCTCCTTCAGCAAATTCCTTAGGACCTGCACTCCTTTTCTTGTTTATTTGACCTTTTAAAGCAAATCCTGCCGCAATAGCTGCTATACCTAAAATTAATCCACCTTTTACATTTCCGCTTTCTATAGCTTTTTTAGCAGCTTGAACAAGAGTTGAATATAATATCAATGCTTTACCTATTGAAATTAAAGCGTCAGCTAAGATTGTTCCAAGTGTTCCTAAATTAAACTTACCAGTAGTAACTAATTCGCCTAAGCTTTCGCCAATACCCTCAAAAGTTGTTTGAAGAGTATTTCTTAATATATCATCTACTGTAGTAGATAAATCACCAAGACCTGTCAAAGAACCTTGAAGTTTTAAAATTGCTGCATTTATTGCTTCTAAAGCTTTTACGTTACCAGCAGCAAATATTCTTGCTATTTCTAACTGTTTAATTTTATTTTTAGTATCCTCTTGCTGAAAAGCAACATTATTTCTATGTAGTCTTAACTCTGCTTTTAATTGTGAATCAAGAGTTTTAATATAATTAGTTGTATAATTAACTTGACTATCAATTTTTTCTTTATTAGAAGATTCGGTTAATCTCTTTTGACTTTCTTCGCTTTGTTGTCTAATAGCAAACTTTTTATCTTCAATAGATTTTCTAAAGTTTATTTCTTTTTGCTCGTATGTTTTTTGTATAGTAAATAATTCATCAAGAGAAGCGCCTCTTATAGTAGCTTCCATTAACGCATTAATTTTTTGTATATTATTTAATTTAACAAAATATTCTTCTGCTCTAAATATACTATCCTTATAAAAATTAAATTCTTCTTGAGCTAAATTTTCATACACACTAGATATTACAGGCTTTGCTTCCGCCTTTGGCTTCTCTATACCACCACCAGCTATTTCAACACTTCCACTTCTTTTTGCTATTCTTGCTAATAGTTCATCTCTTTTTGTTAATCTTTTATTTTGTTCTGTAAGATTTGTAATAATGCTTTTATTCTTATTATCAATTTGACCAGTTATATTGTCTGAAGAACGTAAAATGCCATTATTTGCTTCAAGTAATTTTTTACCAGTAGCTAATGGATTAGTTTTAGGCAATGGACCTAATACTGGTTTTCTTTTCAAATCTTCTTTTACAAGTTTTTGTAATTCTAATTCATCTTGCTTTAATAAAATTGCATTTTTAAGATTTTCAATATAAGAATTATAAAACTTATTTAAATTATTTACCCTATCTCCCTCTAATTTTAATCCCTTAAAAACATCTGGATTAATCTTTTGTAATTCTTTAATTGCTCTATTCTTTCTTTCTCTAGATTCATTTTCGTTTGCTAAAACGGATAATAATGAATTAACTCTTGTCGCTTCTTGTGACATTGAATCAATAAGAGAATCAGTTTCATCCTTTAATTCTTTTGTTTTTTTCTTTGCACCAAACAATCCCATGTCAAAAGCTGTAATAGCAGCAATAACGGCAGAGAAAGCAAACATAGCTGGACCAGCAAACCCAGCAATACTTTGACCCAAAGCTGGTAAGTTATTTTGAATACCCCTAAAACCAAATGGTAAATCCTGTATAATTAATGATAAATTATGCCATTGAATATTAGATTGTTTAACACTACTACCAGTTTTTGTTGCGGCAGTAGTTGCGCCTTTCATTGCTTTTTCAGCTCCGTTAATTGAGCTTTCAGCCTTTTTCATCTCATCGGCAAACATCTTGACATCCCTGCCTAATACCTTACTTAATGCATCAGACATTGCTTTGGCATTCTTATTAAACTCTGTAAGGTCTAAATCAATATTGACTTTTATATTCTGATCAGCCATTTTGCTTTATTGGTTTTACGTTTTCGTATTTTTTTAGAACGTCTTTAAGTTCTTCAGGTGTCATTACCCTTTGCTTCACAAAGTTACGATTATCGCAGTCAAGTGGTAAAAGCTCTTCAGGCTTTACTTTCTTGCCCTTTGGTAGCTGTATATTAATTAAAAGTGTAGTCTGCCATCTTACTTTTAACCATTCTTGTTCTTCTTTATGACGGTAACCATACCACACAAAATCTAACTCAGCCATCGTCATATCCCAAAACAAATGGGGAAGCACTTGGCACTCCCCCATTGTATATCTTTCAATATCAATCCACTCTAATTTTTTTTTACTGCACCTTTAGTAGCTTTCTTATTCGTTGGTTCTTCTAAACCACTAGTTAGACTTTCAGTCAAGGCAGCCATTACTTCCTGAAACTTTTCACCACCAATCCCACCCATGTCATCAATCCAATCACAGGTATCTAAATCGGTAAAGCTTGGCGTTATTCCTTCTTTATATAAAGGATATTCTGCTGCTGCTCTTAACAAGTTTGTTATTGCATCAAGTGATTCAGAACCACTTAAGGCATCTGCTATATCTGAAGGACCAATCCCTTGAAGCTGACAGAATCTTTTTAAAGACCATGTACAAAACCTCATAGGTATCTTAGTCCCATCGCTTAGGGATAGTTCGTAATGTCCTCTCATATTTTGGTGTTTTTGGTGTTATTATGCGTTAGTAGCCTGAG